CCATCCCGCTGATATTCTACGGTGAAAACCCCCAGGAAGCCTATGGCGGGCCATTGGGGACCGATGAGGCGCGAACCATGACACGGCGCTGGGTCAGTGAATTTGGCGGCTTTCTTGGCCTACGGCCGGACGACATGATCGGACTGTACGGGATCACCGAGCAGGACATGCAGGCCTACATGCCGGCGCGGGAACGAGACATTCAGGAAGCCGGGGTCGAAGCCCATTTCCTTGGCCAATATCTGCCGTGGGACAGCCTGCGCAACATCGCAGCCGCCGAAGTGGCCGGGATGACATCGATACTCCCAACGGAAACCAACTGGTGGCGCGGCGAGAACATGGACAACGCCCAGACCGGACTGCATGATTACTTTGGATTCCTGAAATACGGCTACGCCCGCGGCTGCGCCCAGATCAGCGTGGATGCGAGGCACGGCAGGATTCCGAGAAGCGCAGCGCTGGAATGGGCAGCGGATCACGACTGGCGGTATCCGTATCCCTATGCTGGCGTAACCAGCGACGAAGTGCTGGACCGTATAGGAATGAGCGAAGCAGAACTGTTGGCGGTGATGCGGCAATTCACCAACCACGATCTGCTCGACACGAGTACCGGCATGGCGCGGCTAAGAGGCTGACATGCTGGCCACCCGCATCATCCCAACCTTGCTGCACCGCGGCGACGTATTGGTCAAGGGCCAGCAATTCAATAGTTGGCGCTCGGTCGGGCATGTGCAGCAGGCGGCCAGGATACATGCCGCCCGCGGGGTGGATGAACTTTGCATCCTCGACATCGGCGCCACCCCGGAAGCGCGCAAGCCAAATTACGACCTGGTGCAAAAGCTGACCGATGGAAATTTTACGCCGGTGGCCATCGGCGGGGGGATCAAGACGATGGCCGACGTCGAGCGCTTGCTGCGCGCCGGTGCCGACAAGGTGGTGCTGGGTACCGGCGCGATCGAGGCCGACATCGTAAGGGAAGCGGCAGCCATTGTCGGCAGCCAGGCGGTGACGGTGGCGATCGACTACCGGGACAACTGCATTTGGTCCCACTGCGGCACGGCACGCTGGCGCATGACCCCGAAGAACTTTGCCATGATCTGCGCCGAAGACGGGGCGGGCGAGATACTACTGACCTGCATTGAGCGCGAGGGAACCATGACTGGGTACGACCTGGAAACCATTCAAGCAGTGGCGGGTGCGGTGAATATCCCGGTCATTGCGCACGGCGGGTGCGGTGAGTATGACCACATGCACCAAGCCATCCAGGCCGGCGCCAATGCCGTTGCTGCGGGGGCGATGTTTCAATTCACCGACTGCACCCCAAAGGGCGCGGCGCAGTACCTGAAAACCAAAGGGCACGAGGTGAGGTTGTGAAAACTTTCAGTGAGTGGAAACTGATCGAGACGGCGCCGCGCGATGGAACTTGGGTGCTGCTGGCCGGTGGCGTTTGTGAATTGGAAGAAAACGACAGTAACCCCCGTCCAGTCGTTGCGCAGTGGACCACCGTCCTGAACGACCGTCAGGATCCAAACTATGGCCGCTGGCAGTTTGCGTGGTATGACGGCGGGTATTACGGCACCTATAAAGACCCGACGCATTGGATGCCAGCACCAGCAGTGCCAACAAGGGTGACGCCAGACTGAGTGCCGCCATTAGCGACAACAGCAGCGTTCATCTTCGTCAGCAAAGGACGAAGTGTAGCGATAAGGTTCAAGGCTGCACCAGACTGCCTATCGTGATAGGTAGCGATACGATTAACCCAACCCCGAACTTCGCCAATAAACCCTCGGTATGGAGCACCAACACCGGGGAACACAAGCTTAGCCATGCAGGTTCTCCTAGTCTTCTACGGGAGCAGGCACTGCCGGAGCAGAGACACGTTCCCTATGGAGCCGCTCAACACGAGCAGCATCCTCTTCAACAAATCGCTGAGCCCGGAAAGCAGCATCCAGTTCCTTACGGACCTGTACATGCTTAATCAGGATAGCGAGCGTACCGACAAGCAGGTCATGCTTATCATCTTGCCCTCGGACCGACGATGCAGCCTTAAGGACTTCTTTCCGGATAGCGGCTGTAAAGCCCCACTTGTCCGTAGGAAACTCCACCTGAGCCGGATTAGGTCCGACCTTAGCGAGCAGCTCTCTGAGCCGGTCTGCAGTCACAGGCGGGATAGCCGGCAACGTATGTGGCTTAGTATTGTCTCGGACACCATTAGCATCCGTACCAGCCTTGTCAGGGGACGACTGCACAATGTCGGGCAGTACACCAGTATCCTGATCTAGGTTAGGGTTCTTAACGTCGGTTGACATATCCATGGTCTCCAATGTAGTTACGGCCTAGATGGTTAGTACCAGATAGACCCCATTTCGTTAGGGCGTTAGGCGCTTGATGGAACCGAGCATTAGGAAGCGGACGACCATTCCCAAGGGGATTGTTCTGCATCTTATTCCACTCTTCGGCTTTCGCCATAGCAACAGCTTTCAAGTCGTCTACACTCAGATGCTCCACCCAAGCACGGGCAGAGCCAGCCACTGCATCAAGTCGGTCGTCATGGATTAATGACTTCTTATCCCGAGTGATACGAGCTAACTGCCAGAGGAAGCTATAGGTCTGCCGCAGATCGCCCGGATACTTCTGAATGCTCTGATGATCCGAATGAACGATATCTTCAAGCACTACGAACTTACCAGCACCAATCATCGGCTCCAACACATCAATGATGCGTAGTTCCTTCTGGCCACTCTCCCACACATCCTCCAGACCACACTTGTGTTCCTTAAGAAGTCTAGGAGTCCACACCGAGGCGAACGCTCCGTTACCGAAGTTCTTCTCGACGCTAATCTGACTAGGCTTCCACTTCTTAGCTACACTTGTCATGTAGTCAAACTGGAAGTCTGTCATCCCACCGGGAATGCCACCTACATCAACTAGGAACACTCGTCCGGCTAGATACCCTGTTACAGCGTAAGCCAGCTCATCGCCGTTCTTACCGCCACCGCTAGGGTCAACGTACATATGCAGGGCCTCTAGCTTACCGAAGTCGGCAACCTCTTGAACCCTGAACAACTGGTCTTTAATCATGAAGCCCTCAGGCGGAGTGATGCGGTTAGCATCGTTACGCACAAAGGTCAACGTCATAGGAGCCTTACGCTGTTCGATATCAAACGAACAGAACCTAACAAGGCTCAGCTTAAGGGGATACCGGTCGGCGTCTGCGAGCTTCGTGCTAAGCATATGCTGTAGCTGGAAGTACGCTGCACCTTGGTCGATCTCCTTCTTTGTAAGGGTCTCTTCGGATAGCATGACCGGGTCAATTACCTGTCCACGCTGACCCGTAGGTCCACCACCCTGTTGCAGAGAAGGATTCGCCTTGATCCGTTCAAGCAGCATAGGAGCAAGGAACCCTTCATAGTCGGGTAGCTCTTTAGCTGTCGGATACCGACCGGTCCAGACACGGATCGCTGTACCACGGCTCGGGAGAGTATTATAGATCGAGTCAACGCTCTGTGGCGTACCCAACCAAATGATATCTCCTGTCGAGCAGATAGAGGTAAAGTCGAGGGTCAAGTGATGCAGTCTTGTCCTCTGCGTCGCGGTCTGGCTATTCTTCTGCGACTCGATATCATCTGCAATGAGAACGTCTGCGCGCTTACCCTGCATGTTCGACGTGATGCCGATACAGGTAACGCTAGCGGACTTCTCAGGCCCCTTGAGGCTATGATGAATATCGAACGCGGTAACTGATGCACGGTCGCCTGCTGCCCTATCAGGCATCAAGCATTGTAGAACCGGCATACCTCTAATGATCTGGATGATCCAGTTCGCAATTTCTGTAGCCATGTCACTACCAGCCGAAATGATAAGCACTCGGGTAGTCGGGTCATGGATGATACGCCACACTGCGTATGCAGCGGTGATCGTTGTCTTGGCCTGCCCACGCTGCGCCTGTACCATTCGGTACTGCGGTCCGTTAGCAACCCATTCACCAATATCCAACTGGATATCAGTACAATCAAAGCCCATGAAGCCCTCGATGACATCGATCAGGAACGTATCAAATTCCTTGTACTCCTGTTGGAGCAGCTCCAGATCGTGCCACCGCTTAGTGGCGTCCTCGTGAGACTCAAGCTTTGAGGTTAATAGTTCCTCAGCCATAAGGTCTCCTCTAGTGGTTACTTAGACGCATCAGTGTTGCTTGACTTCCACCCACTAATGCGCCCAATAACAACTACTCGGTGCCCGTCACAGGGAACGGAAACACCACGTTGTCTTTAGTATTGCGCTTGCTGCGCTGCTCTCGCATACGCTGCATACGCTGTTCGAGTTCAGACACACCGGCTGCCTCTTCGGGCACACAGGTAATGCTGTTATCGTTAAGGAACTTAGTAATCACTGCCAGCAGCGGAGGCGACACCGTGGGAACCTCTTTCTCAAGAAGCTCTTCCGTGGACATCTCAAGAAACATGTCCTGAGCCTTCTCCACTACAGCCAAGGCATTCGTCATGATCTTGGCTACCTTACTATGCAGCTCGCCGAGTTCCTCTTCTCTAGCGGCCTTCGTAGTCATTGTAGTCTCCCTTCCAAGTCCTCCACGCTCGCTTGCCATCGGAGTACAGACGGATAGCGAGAAGGATGATACCACCGACGCTCAGGATGACGCTAGAGTTCACCGTGAGAAACGCGAAGGTCACTACGAAGATAGCTAGCACATAGCTGAGCAGTCCGTCTAAGAACTGCGTCATTTATCGTCTCCCAACAAGTGTGTACTTTGCAGTACTACCGATGTTTCCACTGTTATACAGCAGACGTATATTAGTAAAGTCGCCAGTGTTGACGCCGAGGCTTCCCTGACCAGAGTTAACGTATCCGGAACCAAAAGCTCCGGTCCATTTGACACCGGGATACCTAGATGCACCGCGTTTACTTACTTGGATGTCAATCAAGTTGAGCGCCCCACCTTGTACAGCCTGTTGGCCGGCAGACAATTCGATACCTGTGGATGAAAACGATGATCCGCCACTAGCAGAGTTATAGTTAAGCGGTGATCCTGTGGCACCATTAGCATAACCCTGCTGCCAGTAGTAAGCGCCACTATTTGCATAGTAGCTCGCTCCATTATCTATGCTCATACGCATAGCAAGTGTAGCTGCTACAGTGGGCTCGAACCCTTCAAGACGGAGATCAAATGTCGAAAACTCGGTAGGCAGCGCCATTTCGATAGTAGATCGAGCAGTAGCCAGAGTTTCCGTTTGAACAATCGACAAGGGCGATTGAAACATGCCGTACCAATTAGTTCCATCGCAGATAAGCTCGACACTGTCTCCACCGTAAACGCCCAGAGTAGTTAGACCATTCACTGTCTCTGACGCATCAGGATCAACTGTGATCTTTGCACCAGCAGGTACATTCTTTACTGTAAAGCAAAATCCGTTTCCGGCAGATGCAGCCGCAGGAAGCGAAAGCGTCCAAGCAGTCGCACCAGTGTTCGCGATCACATTACCGATGTCATCTAGAGTAGCAGTGTAGTTCGCAGACTTAACAGAAACAACTCGACGCATAGCATTGCGCCTAGCAGTTGGCAAGTTAGCTAGATCAGACAGATTGTTCGCAGACAGCAAAGCACCACCAGAGGTAATGCTCCATGCCGAACCACTCCAAACATACATACCAATAGGTGCAGTAGTTTTGTAGTACAAAGCACCTGTAAGCAAAGCGTTGCCGTCATTGTCTAAAGTAGGCGCAGCAGCTTTAGCACCCAAGTACCGGTCGTCAAAGCTATCATACAGATCAAGAGTAAGGTCATGAATGTCCTGAGTATCGTCTCGGAGTACCGTAGCAGCAGCAACCTGTGCAGTAGCCAAAGGAACCTGTGCGGCAGCACTAGCAGCCGATCCAGCAGCTGCGTTAGCAGAAGCCTCAGCAGCAATACGCGCAGCCTCAGTACCACCGACGAGGTCGTCAACGTAATCCTTGCGGACTGCATCCGAATCCTCGACAGGTACACCAAGTCCAGTAATGACGTAGCCGCCCATATCGAACCCAGAGTCAAACTTCTCGAACCGGCCATCAAGTAGCTGATGGATCAGCATCAAAGCCTGCTTCTGAGACGTGTTCATATTCTCGTCGTTAATGATGTCGCCGTCCTCGTAGTCTACCAGAAGTAGATCAGACGGAACGGTACGAACGAAAGTGATAGTCTCAAGGTTAGCTGGAACCGCCCCATCGATCTCCAGAAGCTCCGGAGTTAGGAACGTAATGTTTCTGTAGATCGGATCACCAAGTCCATCGACTTCGTTTCCGACCTGTGCAGTGATGTCATCCTCATTCAGATAACCGAGTTCAAATGACACTGCAAACTGTCTGGTAACACCGTTACCAATCTTGATAATCTTAGAGAGTGCCATTCGCGCTCCTTTCGTTATTCCATATAGGGAGACAGCGCCCGTAGGCGCCGTCTAAGTTATTGAACTACCTCGTTATATCCAAGAACATCGAGTGCTTTATTCTGCACATCGTTACCCGGAACAGGCTCTTGTGCAGTTTCTTGCACAGCCTTACCACGCTTCTTAGGCTCGTGCTTCATAGTATTCAGAAGCCAGTTCATGCCGTACATCTGTCCAATCATAGTTCCAGACTGGATAGTGCGGATGTCTTTATTGGTATACTCAGTTAGTCCAGTAGGTGAACCAGCAATACGGACAGCAGCCTGCGGAACGGACAGGATGTTATTCAGAGTGCTAAATCCAGCAGGGATAGAGATGATGCTACCAGCTCCACCACGAGAGCTATAGCCAGACATGTTGTAGTCGTCCATACCAAGCAGGCTTGCAACAGGATCAACCCACATAGGCATCCAACCAGTGAGGTTGCCCATGTTCAATCCACCGCGAGTGATCTTATCCCAAGTAAGGTTCTGAGTGTTTCCGTTGATCGTCTGCTTTGCAGCGTACGCAGCACCCGCCATCACAGTACCCCATACGAACGTCATCAGCGCAGTGCTGTCAGCCATCCGCAGATTGCGGTTGAACTGCTTCTCCATTGCGAGCAGCGGGAAGCTCTTGAACTGCCAGAACAACTGAGCGATACCATCCTTGTGGAACAGCGCGTTAGACTCACCGATCATAGCTCTCTGAATGAACTGATTAGAGACACGGGCAGACGAGGTACGGAGCAACTCCAAATCCTCGTAGTCCCATTTGTCTGCATTCAGCTTTACCAGATTACCATTGGCGTCGTACTCAACAGTACCGTTGTTGACATACTTCTCCCAGCGATCAGGCTCGAAGCCCATGCTACGAAGACGCTCAGGACTGAACTGCTCGTCTGCTCTTTTGATACCCTCGAACACCTTAGATAGTGTGCTCGTGATAGCCAGCTTATGCTGAGCCTGCCTGACTGCAAAGAAGCCTGACAGGTAGCCCTGAGCGCGCGTAGCCTTGTTCATGAACAGATCAGCACGCCGCATCAAGTCAGATGAAGCCTGTCCCTTCTCGATCTCGAACATCATATCAGGACGGAACACGGACTCTTCCGGCACGTAGATTCCTACATGTTTAAGCTCCTTGACAAGCTCACTGTCCTTACGCTTAAGAGCGTCAGCAAGCTGACTACCTGCATGCCGAGCAAAGTGCTTCATACCAACACCACCAGCAATAGCACCGAACTCGCCCATCGAGGTAAGACCCAGCTGGTTCATGAGAGCCAACGACGTAACCTTCTTGAGCATGCTCCATGTAGGACTAACACCACCGGCAGCAGGAGTGCCGTTGAAGTAACTATACACGTCGCCCCAATACTTGGCGTCGATCTCATTGAGACCATCACTGACACCCTTCAAACCGGGACGCGGTTGGTTGAGGTCGCCCTTAGCAAGCTTCTCAGCTTGGGCAGCCTTGACGATAGCCTCGAAGTCTACACGGCTACGAATACCCTTTGAAGCAAGAGCAGCCAGACCAGAGGTACGCGCCATGCGTTGATGACCCATAGAGAACAGATCAGTTTCAAGTAGGTCCATCATGCGGATACCGTTAGAGCTAGTAGAACGGAAGTCCACATCGACACGCTCCTGAGTATGACCCAATTGCGTCTTAGTCTCACGGCTACCAATAAGACTTTCGATCAACCTATCCACCTGCTGAGGCGGAATGTTGTTACGCTGCAACGCTGCCTTGATGAACTCAGCTTCGTCTCCAGTCAAGATGCCGAGCAGATCACGACCCATACCCTTACGAGTAATAAGCGCACGATCGACCACAGCCTGAGCGTATATGCGGCGATCGTCTGGCTTCATCGTAGGATGGTTCTTTGCGTAGTCTTCTTCGACAGCCTGAATCAACTTACGCTTCTGAGTATCAGCACCCTTCTGCCCACCAGTCTTGCGAGCCTCTTCTACCATCATATGCATGTTCTTGCCAGACCATCTCTGAGGAACGTATCCAGTAGCTGCCTTCATAGACTCGTATGAGGCGATACCCGACTTGCCACCACGACCTTGTCCGATCTTGATGTCCAGTTCCATGAGCTTGTCCCAAGCATCAGCAGCCTTCTTGACCGGATCATTAGGATCAGCGATCAATCGACCACCATGCTTACGACCCATCAATTCAGCTACCACTGCTTCATTGAAGTCAGTGATCGTCTGCCTACCTCTGTCAGTAAACTCGTCCCACCTGCTGTTACCACGAATCTTATACTTGAACTCATCCATGGCATCCACAAAGGGCTGCATCTGTACAGCGAACTCTTTACGGAAAGACTCCTGTAGAAGCGCAGCGGACACATTGTTATTGGCAATGCCTGCGGGGCTTTCCATCAGGTCGTATGCAAGCATACGTTCAACGATGCTATTGCTCTTCATAGCGCGTCCCCAGTCAGTACCCACGCCGATGGCTTGGATACCCTGCGAGAACTTGTAAGCAGTCTTACCCAGAAAGTCTGTAATAGCGTTCTTAGTATTCCACTCAGGATCATCCACTTCGTTGAGCACTCTCGCACCCTTAGCTCGCGTATTAGCTGCGAACACGATCTTCTTGGATTCTGCATCCAGACCCTTCGTCCAGTCGTGATTGGGCAAAGTGTTAGGAGCCATAGCGCCTACAGTGGAACCTTCTCCAATGATGTCACCTTCTTTGATGACACTATCAGGACCATCTTCTGCCATACGATCTTGGACCTCTCCTTGATCCTTGACTACAGCAGCCTCGTCCTTAGGCTTACCAGCTACTTTGCCAGTAAAGATTTCGTCTTCGTCAGCAGCCTTCTGAAAGCCCCACGCATCAGGGTTAGCTGGATGCGTATCAATATCTCTAGGTTTCCCATTAGCTACGATGTCTCCTACTTCTTCCGCCGCTTCCGTGCGCTTAGTATGTAACAGGTCAGGACCAAACGCGGCACGACCTGCGAGCGATAAACCACCACCCATGATACCATACATGACAATGTCTTCGGCATCCATGGTAGGGTTGACGGCATAGTCTACAGCACCGAGCGCAACGCCCATAGCCGCACCAGACACACCTGCCTCTAGGTACTGTCCAGCCTTACTCAGCTTCCAGCCGGTACGAGCAGACAAGGACAGACCACCAGTAGCCAGTGTAAGTGGCGTATCCAGATCGACTAGACCGGATGCGATGCTTGCAGCAATACCAGTAAGACCTGTCAATTGTGCACTGATCTTCTGCTGAGCCAAGTTTGATTTCGACTCTCCCATAAGCAGCTTAGCTTCTTCTTCATTCCGAGTAGCATAGTAGCGCCACTCCTGACTGTACGGGATGTCCTTCCTGTTCTTGGTGATGAAGTCGAACTTGCGATCAGCAACCCAACCCTTGTCGGTTGCACCGGCCTCAGTAGCACGCTGCAAGTCCTTGACTACATCAACTGCGATGTTGCCACCGCTAGTAAAGTCACGAGCGACACCGCGACCGAAGTCTACGATCGAACCACCAATGACCCAGTCTTCGTAATACTTATTGGCTTCTCTATTAGCTTCGCCTTCTGCTATAGCTCCAGCGTCTGCTTTCTCCCAAACATCGACCTCAGCCCTGTCAGTGCTTGGCTTATCAATAGCGCCTTGAAAGCCCATCGAGGCCACAGGCTTAGTGCCTAGCTGTACTTCGTCCATGATACCTCCTATGGTGAAGGAAGGAGCCGAAGCTCCCTCCATTTATCTTGCAGGCGAACCTTGCGAGACTCGCTCGTCATGTGCTGCCTGTTCATCTTTCCAAGAACGACGCGTAACTTCTGCACCATTCTCGTTGCCACTGTAACCGTAACCAGTAGCAGGGCTCTTATCAGTAGGTCCCGTGCGTCCGGCAGCAATACCACCAACATAGCCATTGACGCTGTTGATGATCTGTCCGAAGATACCGCCGTTATCCTCACGTTTAACACCGAACTGCTTAGCCTTCTTCCAGTCAGCACCGGCAGCAGATAGTGACATCAGCAGCGGAGCAGTCTTAAGGATTTTACCGTCCTTATCCATCTGCTCAGGGAACACGATACGCGCCTGTCCAGATGCAGGAAGATACTGCACAGTGTAGTCAGGCAAAGGAAGCCTATCGTCACTGAGCACCTTGTTACTGGATGCCAGACTGTTCTTGTGGAAGTACCGGCCCCAGCCATGTTCGTCCTTACCAGTCTTAAGGTAGGACTCAATGTCTCCACGAGCCTTCTCTAGAATACGGCTGCGGATAGCCCTATCAGGAGCATCCTTACCTAGTCCTTCTAGACCCATAGCCTTATCCAGTCTGCTCTCATCGCGACCATACACAACGTTCTTACCAACGATAAACGAGTTGTTAATATAGTCGTCAGTGGCCTTAGCGATGTTAACGTCGTCTGGATTATTAGGGTTCTTCACTCCATACAAGTCAGCGTTACGCCCGATGATGCTCTTAGCCTGATCCATACTGTGCGGATGCAGAGCACTAACCGACGAGCCCGCAGTAGATGGCTGACTGAACAAACCAACAGAGCCAGCCAAATCCGCCCACTTCTCAGTGAGCTTCTTAGTGACCTTGTCATTGTACTCAGGCTTAGAAGACACAAGAGGTTTGTCGGGATTGTCCACCTTAGTCGTCTGGATACCGTGCGCAGCAGCAAGTGCAGTAGCAGGGTCCATACCACCACCAGAGAACAACTCAGCAGCAGTACGCGCCAAGTCACGAGCCTTCTCGTCCTTGAAGTATTGATCCGCGTAAGCAGAACCCACCTCAGGACTGTTGGCCATACGCATGTACCAATCAAAAGCCTTAACAGCTTGCGGCTCTACCTTGCCATCCTTACCTACGATGTTACCACCTAGAGCAGCAGACACAAAGCCCTTAGAACCATCCCACACAACACCATGTGCACGAAGCTGTCCGTAGATCTTGATGTCTGCGTCTGCTTCTGCGCGAGCCATAACAGCCGTCTGATCCGCACCGGGATTGCTTTCCATTGTCTTAGCTACAGTCTTCTGAGCAATCGCGTACTCACGGTCCATGATGGACTTAGCGCCAGCCTGCGGTGCAGAAAGCTTGACCTTGTTGCCTGCGTTGTCCTGAGTAGTGATATGACCATCAACA